GATTCAGATGTTGATGCACACTTAAATCAAAGCAATCCAACAGATGGTTATGTGCTAAGTTGGACCAGTGGTGATTATGCCTGGGTTGCACAAAGTAGTGGAGGTTCAGGCATTGCATTGAGTGATCTAAGTGTTGGTGCGCCTGCTGCCGCAAGTGGATCAGGCAGTATTACATACGATCCTCTTACTGGTGTGTTTACATATACACCGCCCGACACTTTAAATAGTTTTAGTGTTGTAACAAATCCTGCAAGTGGCGGCGGTTCACTTGTTTATAATAATTCGATTGGGCAATTTGCATATACGCCACCAGATTTATCTTCATACTTAACAAGTTATACAGAAACGAACGACTTGACAGTAAACGTCACTTGGGCAAATGTTCCTCCTGCAAATATTACAGAATTTTCTGTCACGCAACACCAAGCAGCCTTGCTAATTTCAGAATCACAAATCATAGACTTGGGAAACTATGCTACACTAAGTGATATTAGTTTAACTATTAATCCAGCAACTATTGGCGGCGCAGGTAGTTTAAGTTATAATCAAAGTACAGGCGAATTTACTTTTGAACCAGCAGACATCGATGGCAGTGTAGATATACATCTAAATACAAGCACAGCAACAGCAGGACAAGTACTAAGCTGGACTGGTACTGATTATGACTGGGTTGCACAAAGCGGCGGTGGAGCAAATGCTATCACTCAAGGCGACAGTGCTGTTACTGTAACTGATACAGGCTCGGATGGTAATATTGAATTTAAAACTGAAAATACTGCTCGCTGGGATATTACATCAGCAGGACATCTTATACCTGCTACAAACTCAACATATGATATCGGTAGTGCAGAATTTAAAGTACGTCACTTTTATCTAAGCAGCAACAGTTTAAAATTTGTAGATGACAGTGATCCGCTAAATCCTGTAGAATATCCAGTAGGTATAAGTGGTGATAACAGACTTACATTTAATAGCAATTCGGTTAAAACTACAAGTTATGCAGATGCTCCAGTAGGCGGACCGATTGATATAACACTAACAAACCATTTTATTGTACCAGGTCAAAATTATTCGCTTGCAGACGGTACATACATAGGACAAGAACTAAAACTTTGGAGAAATCCAGGCAGTGGATTTAACGATATTACTGTAGCGAATGCTATATGGACCAACGGATCTCTTGTAACTGCTACTGCTACAAACTTTACATGGAGACTTGAAGAATTAAGTACAGGAATGTATAGTTGTATTTGGAATGGCACAGGTTGGATCTTAGCAAATGGACAAGCAGCGGCATAAGGAAATAGCAGGTGGCATACAGTAATTCAAAAATAACGGCGGTACCTTACTTCTACGACAAACAACTGCGCAAATACATTCAGCAGTTTATTCGTATATTTGCAGGCTTTCAAGTGGCCATGCACGTAAACGAAGAAGGTGAAATTGTATATCAAACTGTGCCTGTGCGCTATGGCGATGTCAGCAGAATGGCTGCACATATTGTCAGAGAAAACAGCGAAAATGTGCTGCAAACCACTCCGTTTATTAGTTGTCATGTCACTGGATTAGAAACTGCACCGCAAAGCAGAACATATGCACAGTACGAAGAAACTGTGCCAGTGTATGAAAAAAAGTACAACGAAGAAACCAACAGTTATGAAAATGAAGTTGGCAATCAATATGCTATCAAACGACATCAGCCAGTTCCTTACACCATGACCATGCAAGTGGATCTTTGGACCAGCAACACAGAACAAAAACTTCAGATACTGGAACAAATACTTGTACTGTTCAATCCAACACTGAACATACACACCAATGACAATCCCCTAGACTGGAGCACACTCAGCTATGTTGAACTGATCAGCACCACTTGGAGCATGAGAGCAATACCCAGCGGTGTAGATGATATCATTGACATCAGTACACTGACATTCCAACTGCCAGTGTTGATCAACCCACCAGCCAAAGTTGTTAAAAACACTGTTATACACACTATTATTGACAACATTGAAGATGTCACTGATGATGCATTGGATGCACTGAGATCAGGTGGCAGTTATGTTCCACTGTTCACCAGCTACAAAGTGGTCACATTGGATCAGTACAAAATGAAGTTTGAAGTGGATAGCAGTGGCAATGCCACAGCACAACTGTTGAATCGCAACAACAGCAACTTGGATAGTGCAGGTAATCCGTTGAGTTGGGTAGATGTATTCAAAGGCTTTGGTGAATTCAGAGATGCTGTCAGTCAACTGAGATTGAAACAAACCAGTGATCCCAGTGTGACTGCAGGCGATGTAGTTGGCACTATCACAGTGAACACCAGCAATGCCAACCTATTGAACATCGCACTGGACAGCTCAACACTGCCCACCAACACACAAGGCACAGTGGATGCTGCTATCAATCCACAAATAAACTATCCTGGTGATGGCACACTCACAGCGGCTGTCACAGGTGATAGATATTTGATACTGGACGATGTTGCAGGCGGTACTGGATGGGCGGGCAGCACTGCTAACAAAAACGACATCATACAATTCAACGGAGCAACCTGGGATATTGTGTTTGACGCCAGCACAATAAGTACAACAGAATATGTGACCAACACCACAACACTGGACAGTTTAAAATGGGACGGTGTGCGTTGGGTCAACAGTTATGAGGGTACATACAACCCTGGATTTTGGCGACTATACCTATAATGATACGAGCAAGCGGATGCTGTTTCTTGGCCCTAGACACGGGTAGAATCATGCTACAACAGAGAAGTAAAAAATCAAGTCATCCACTCACATGGAGTTTTTGGGGTGGCAAAAGTCACAAACGTGAACGCCCTATAGAAACACTACTGCGTGAGTGCAAGGAAGAATTGGGTCCGCTGCCTGACATTGAAAAAGTTTATCCCCTACACACCTTTCTCAGTGATGACGGCAAGTTTACCTACAACACATTTTGTATTACAGTGTTTGAAGAATTTATTCCACAGTGCAATCATGAAAGTGCAGGTTATGCTTGGGTGGGTATAGATGGATGGCCCAAGCCTTTGCACAGAGGTGCTAGATTGGTTTTGGAAAATCGAGAGATGGTGAACAAAATCAGCACCATATACGACAGACAAAAAGACAAAATAGATTTGCCCAATTGGTTGGACAGTTTTTGAATTACAATAAGACCCACTGGATTGTTTCTTCATCCCACTGATAACGATTTCCATCATTGGGTACAGGAGTTGGCGGTTCCCAATCACATGTATCTTCGTTTAATTGCCAACTGTCAAATGGCCTTGGAGGTATAAATGCATCTCTACTTTTATCATATGTATAACCAATTCCAGCATAATTTTTTCTCAGTGCAACTCCGCCGTCTGGTTCGTTTGTTTCTGGATCATAGTGTACATTAGCATGTGTATTATAGCTTGTTTGTACCCATGTTCCTGGTTCATCGTCAACAAACGTTTCAAAGAAATCAGGTTCTGCTCTTATTACATTTACAACTTTACCATTGACCACTTTTGCATAATTAGACATTAAATTACTCCTGATATCTTATAACAAGTATTCCGCTGGATCCGTTTCCGCCAATGCCACCACGAGATCCTCCACCACCGCTGCCGGTGTTTGCGGTAGCATTGCTTCCATTGCCACCAGTCGATCCTGTGCCGCCGATACCTGATCCACCGCTGCCGCTTGTCCCTGGACCATTGTTAGATCCTCCACCACCGCCGCCTGCGTAAGTGATGTTTGACCCTGTACTATAATCATTTGTGGCACCTGTTCCGCCATCACCAGCACTTACACTAGGAGTGTTATCTCCGCCTGCGCTGCCTTTGCCGCCACCGCCACCGCCGAGATCTCCTGATGTGTGACCTCCGCCTGCGCCACCGGCATTGCCTTGACCTGCTGTACCAGCGCCGCCAAGTGCATTTGGATCAGTTGGGTTTCCGCCTTGGTCATCGCCGCCAGATCCGCCGCCAGATCCGCCACTAATACCACTTTGTGCGGTGTTGGCATCATCAGATCCACCTCCGCCGCCTCCGCCTATTGCAGTAAATCCTGAAAACACAGTGTCACCCCCATTTGCACCATTATTATTACCACTTGCTCCACCAGCGCCGCCGCTGCCAATAGTGACACTATAATTTCCTGCACTCAAAACCATAGTTTCTGTAAACATGCCGCCAGCGCCGCCGCCACCACCGGCACCTCCGCCGGAGCCGCCGCCCCCGCCGCCGCCTGCAACATACAATACATCTACACTTTTACTTCCACTTTCGACTATAAACGTTCCGCTAGTAGTAAACGTGTGTGATCTATAATTAATACTACTAGAGGTATATGTATTTTCTGTTCCGCCACTGGCACTAAACAAGTTGCTCATGTCGATCCAATTGGACCCGTTCCAATGTTTTAGTACACCAGAACTTGAACTATCATACCAAAGCTGTCCAGGCTGTGGAGATGTTGGTGCTGAAGCACTGCTTGGCACTACTTGATAGCCGTCTTTAAATGCTTTGTGTAAACTGGAATGCTCTCTGGAATTACTCATTAGTATTGATCCTCATAGTCTGCAGGGAGATTAATAGATGTACATCCATCTGCTAAAACATATCTTTTTGGGGGCAATGGCCAAAAGTCATTGTCTATAGAAAATTCACTGAGTGAAGCTGTGATATCTCTGAGTTGTTGTCTGTATGCAATCCATGCTTGTTTTTCAGCATCCGATGATGTTGCACTTGGAATAATCTCATAATGATCTGTAGCTTTAAGCATGAGATCTCGTTGTCTTCTAACTTCTTCAATTGACATAAACATGCACTATCCCCAAGCATTCTGCACAGATCCCCATTTATTAATAGGGCATTTTGCGTTTTTTAATTTTGTTTTAGCAGTCATTACACAACCACATTTTTTACAAACTGACTTTGCAAAAAAATATTCACACGATTTGCAAATGTTGTATCTATAATTACTTATTTCTTTACTCGCCAGCATTTCTCAACTCATCCAAGTCTATTCCAGTTTTCATACTTTTAATTTGTCTTTTGATATCTCGCTCTACAAGTTCCAGCGGAGCATCGCCATTTCTTCGCAGCGGCATTTCATTTGGACAATTGGGTACAAATATATATGCAGTTGGCCAACTTGTCGGAGGGAATGGCATACCAGCAGTATCTTTAACATATACTATTTCATAATCATCTTTGTAATTTTCTGCAACGTGAATTACGCCATTGAAAACAAATTCATTACAGACATCACACAAAGGGTCTACAAAAAATACACTGAGAATTTTATCTCTGTTTTTGTAATCTAGTGCTAGATTTTCAGCAGTTTTCCAATTTACCTCTTGCATATTATCCCCAGTCATTTTGTCCACAGCATCTTATACCAAATTCAGCAACACTATTTCCCAATGTAGTACCAGGGTCACTTGCATCATAAGGGTATCTAGCAGCATTGCTGCTGCCGCTGTTCCCGTTAGCATAAAAATATTGTCCGCTACTATTCATTGTGCTACTCCAAATAACACGATTATCATGTGAACAGCCTGTACCTTCAACAGTACGATCAATAAGTTCTTGAAGTGTACACAATCTCATACCAGCTTTTTCACATGCTTTTTTAGTATTCCACCAATTGTATAAATGTCCGGTTCCCTGACTACATCCGTTTCTTTCACCATCTACGCCTACGCACATTCCACAATCAGCAGTAGTTGATGTATTTGAACTACCAACACCTGACCCTGTTTGTGTACAGTTGTGATGTTTATAGATATAATGACCGCCTGATTTAAAGTTGGCTTTGCGTACTTCAATATCAACTTCGTTCAATGAACCTATACCATCACCGCCGTTTATCATCAAGCGTATGATATCTTGTCCACCAGCATTAGATGAACTTGCAAGAGCTAATTTACCACTAGGAGTCCTGTTGGTATATATAGGATAACTGTCATTGTTTGTTATATCAAAACTAACTAGATTTCTTACTTCGTACTGACCGCCTTCAACTGGACCCCATACTATCGCAGTTTCACCAAACCCTATAATAGTTTTATTAGTACTTTTATCAATGAAACTGGGATATGCATTGCTCATTGACCCGCCATTCAATACTCCGGTACCTAGTTGAATGTTATAGCCTGCATCTGAATTAAAATCTATTGTAGAACCTGCTCCTAATTCTAAACCGGTAGTAAAAGTAGGATTAGATTGAATCCTGTTCATATTAACAACTTCAGTTCCGTCATACATGAATAAGTAAGCACTTGAATTTCTATTAAGAGTTAAATTACCATTTGCTTCATGATTAATAAACCAATGAGTTGTGCCGTTTCTTGTCCAATATATATTATCACGACCTGTATCACTGTCAATTTTAAATTGAAATCCGTTGCTGTTAAAGTTAACATTGTGATTTAAATTTACAATGCCATCAAAGTCCACAGTGGAAGATACATCAAGTGTTCCATTAACACTCAAGTTACCATTGAGTGTTCCGCCACTGAGTGACAGTGCATTTGGTATAGTATATGTGCCATAACTGATAATTTCAACTTGATCATTTAATTCTGCGGCAGATGTTAACACAATTGCAGTACCGCTGGTATCAGCGTAGTCTGTTGTTCTTGTTAGTTTAATACCATTTAAAAATACATCAACTTGTCCAGTTGTATAAGTTGCGTTGAATGAAGTTTGCCCTGCGGTTGCTGTGTAAGTGTTTCTAGTTAAATTACCATCATTGACAGTTAAAATTCTATTGCCATTGATTCTGATTTCGTCACTGTTTGCAGGACTTGCACCTCTCCACTGAAAATCTAGTACATGATCACTGGTATCGTGTGTTAGTGCCCAACGCTGTACTCCATTTCTGGTCCAAAACAGTGTATCTCGATTGCCATCGGAATCCATCCAAATATTATTTCCGCTAGCATTAAGGAAAATACTGCCTTCAACATCCATACTACTTCGAAAAATACTTGTACCATTTACATCTAATAAACGTGTAGGACTTGTTGTACCAATACCAATATTACCAGTTTGTAATACTGTTAATCGTTTGGTACTGTTGGTTTGTATCTGGAAATCACCTAATGATCCCATGTCAATTTGGCCATCAACTCCATCTATCCAAAGAAACATGCCACTAGAATTACCAGAATTTCTAACTTGTATACCATCGTTTGCTGTATTTGAGGCTTGATGTACATGTAGTTGAGTGCTAGGTGATGCTGTACCAATACCAACATTACCATTACTGTCTACTTGAAGAAAATTAGTATTGCCTAATTCTGCTATTTCTACTGCTCTAGTTGTCATTATGATTCATCCCATGATTGTGTTTCTTCATTCCAAACTTTAGTAGTATCGGTTTGAGGATATGCAACAGGAGGTTCCCAGTGATCTATATTCCAAGTCCAGCTAGGATATGGTTGCTGTGGTCTAAATTCACTGTCGACATATTCATATCCCAATCCAGGTAATTCACCGTTAACCAATATCCAACTGCCATCATCTTCACCTATACTGTTAGGATAAAATTTATTAGCACACTGGTGACTGTCTATTACAATGTTGTTTTCGTCTATTTTGGCAAATCTATACTGTTCAATAATTATCATGCTTTAATTCCTATAATAGCCCAACGTGTGATTGTATTTCTATTACCGCCATTGCTAGCATTGGCCAATCTTGGATAAGGAGTGCCGCCCTTCATCAATCCAAAACTCCAGTTGCTATCACCGCCAGTTTCACCATTACAGAACCACAAGTCTTGGTCAACATTTCCGTTGTTAATAGTTGCCAAACTAGGCGCACTCCAAGTAGTTGCAGCCTTTCCTGTGACACTGTTTGCGCCATTGTTATAATGAACTGTAATTCCGCTTAACCAACTGCCATTTGAGAACTGTCCTGCAAACAATCTGCTGATATTAGTCCATGACCAAATTGGGCCGTCTACTGCACTAACGTATCGTTGTGATTCTGTGTAGCTACCGCCGCTTGTTTGAATTTCTCTTGCATATAGTTTACCAGTATTTGAACTACCGACAAATGCATTCCATATATCTTGCGGCGTCATATTAACACCATTATTCATTGCAGCCCCCCAATATTCTGTGGTTTGCAAATTTGGTTGACTTGCATTATTAAGTCCTGTCATTTCACTGTAGTAGAGACCTTCGTTGTTGACACATTGTTTTTGTAATACATGTATCCATCCACCACCATTCAAACTTAATTCACAATAAAACTGTGCAGGCGCTGCCATAGTATTTGATTTTAACCAGTATACTCCGCTGGTAGTAATTCCAAGATCTACTAGATGTTGAGCACTTGGAGCAGCTTTATTTGCTGTACTTCCGTCTAATACTTCAACTAATCCAACACCAACATCATAAATGCTTGGAATATAATTGTCAGTGACACTTTCAGCATCTCCGTTGAATATCATAAACTCACTAAAGTATAGTGCGCCAGTATAACCACTCATGTTAGTTCTGTTTTCTAATAGTGTACCAGTATTACGTCCACCAATAGTTGTCACAACATAGCGTCTCCATGTGCTATCACCAGGTATTGTTTGCAGCATTTCTCCGCCACCACCTGGCGTACCAACTTGAATATTTCCGCCTGTTGTGTTTTTAGCCCAATACACCATACTGTAGATATGATTGTTATCTCTAAGTGCAAAGTCTTGTCCAAAGTTTAATATATCGTGATATTGTCCTGTTGCACTGGTACAGTCAAATTTCAAACTGTTGTATCCTGCAATGCGATTTTCACTAGTATCTATGCTTACAAAAGTATTACCGTCATCTCTAGGATACACAAAACCATCTTTAAAATCTCCGTTGCGGAAATAATTAACAGCACCAAATCTTTCTGCATAAGATTTGCCGTTGACGTTGATATTAGATTCGTCTCTAGTTGTTTCATACACATCAAGTTTTGCGCTTGGACTTGTTGTACCAATACCAAC